ATAAAAAGCTGAATTTACATCGTCTCCATCCAGGCAGATGTAAATTTCGTACCCTTTGTTCACGTTGGAACCTATCACCCCGTCCTTCTTCCCGTCTATTCCAGTAATGATTGCGGGTTTCAGGACCGGCTTCCACAGTGGATCCCCAGAGTCACGTAGAATGTCGACCGTCTTGAAGTACCGCTTCTTCAGTTCTGTGAGCATTTTTGGTTCTGAATTAGTGAGAACCAAAAACAGTAGGAGTAAGGCGGCCACTAGGAGCCATACCCACCACATCTCTAGCATTTACAAAGACAAATTTTGTGTATAAATCCGAGATTAATCCAGTCGGCCTGGATACCATGGGGTCCCATGCAAGTCGGTCAAAGCCCATATCCTTCAATTTCTGAATCAAAATCGATCCATCCAGAAGGGGCTCCTCCTTGGGACCGTCAGCGTAGAAGGGGCCACCTGCCAACCGGACGTGGAGTTTTTCATTTTCAATCTTGAATTCATTTCCCAAATTGTCTAGGAAGTAGCCATTTTCATCAGCCATTGCCTCGGCCCGTTCCTTTTCAGGTGTGATTCCTATGAGGAGGCCACCACGCTTCAGGGCAACTTTGATCGCCTTGAGCGATTCTGCAAGTGTATTTTCATTTTCAAAAATGTAGTGGAGTGAAAAGTTGTAGCAGACCACATCGTAGGGTCCGGCAAACGCCGCTTGACGGATATCGCCCCTCCCCAGGAACCAGACCCCAAACTGCATTTCCTGGGCACGCTCCTCGGCTTCCAGCAGGGACGCCTCGTCTGGGTCGATGGAGGAGACACGGGCGTTGACAGCCTTCCACTTCCACCAGTCACCGCCACGGCCGCACCCACAGTCGAGAACGTGTGACTGAGGCCGAACCCATTCCGCGATCAATTTACGTTTATAGTTGTTGTGAGCTTTACGAAGATCTTCCATTTGCGTTTCTAGACTTAAAAGAAAAACGCTTGTTAGTTTTATATGGGTTCTCTAGAGCAAGATTTCATGACTGTCCCAGGACAGCTTTTTGCGTGTGTGTCGTTTGTGGGCCCTGATTTGCCTCAGAAGAATGAGCAGCTGGGTTTGAAGATTCGTGGCTGCTTCCCAACTCGTGAGGAGGCGGGTACCCATGCCAAGCGTCTCCAGAAGGATGACGCCGTGGTTGACATTTACGTGGTTGACATGTACAAGTGGCTGTTGATTCCTCCCAAGCGCGAGGAGATTGAGGACGTTCACTACCAGAACGACAAGCTCGAGGAGATTATGGTAAACTACCGCAAGAGTCAGTCGGCTGCTGCGGCCATGTTCGAGAAGCGTAAGCGCGACATGACGGCCAAGCCTCTGGAGGGCAGCGACACGCCCTACATTATGCCCGGAGACGAGAACAGCAAGTACTATACGAAGCCAGACGTGCCGCCAATTCCTCACCCGGCTGATTTGCTCGACGACTTGAAGAAGCAGTTCCCAGAGGCTTCTATCGAGGAGCTGGTCGCCAAGGCGGACATTCGCGTTGCGGCCGAGGTGATGCGGCGCAAGGAGGCCGAGGACGCCAAGGTTGCCGAGGAGGCTGCCCGGGCGGCAGAGACCCGGGAGCCAATTGTCGAGGAGGAGGAGGTCCCCGACGCCTAAAATGTTGCTACATATTAATAATGTTATTTAAATTGATCGCGGTTGGTGTCGTGTTGTTCCTCTTGTACCTTGCTTACAAGAGGCTCCCACCAGCACCCGCGAGAATATCTCAAACTGTTGCCGTTTATGACAATCAGTTTGATGTATTCAGAGATATGGAGCCAGCCGATCAGACGCGGGAAAACCCATGGATCGGCTTTATCCAGGAGGACGTACGTGTGAAACGAACGGGCCCGATTGGTGATTTTATTGGCGCGGACGCCAGTTCTGGGAGTGCAGTTTTGTACATGGTAACCTGAGTCAAGAACAGGCTCCGAAGGAGCCCCTTGCTCCTGCCTGGCCTTCGGACTTGGGTGATTTACTTCGCCCCGTTAATTACAATTGGACGCATACTGATTATGATTGTCCCAATAACGATACCTATCAAAATGAGCCCGATCGGGTTCACACCTCGTAGAAAATCAAGCGGGTCCTTTACCCCGTCGTGAAAAACGCGCGGGAGAGGCTCGTGGACCTGCTGCTGCTGCGGCCAATCACTTTCGGATGGCGGGCCGTTTCTTGACTGGGACGGCTGGTCGTTTTTTGATAGGAACGGGAGGTTTTCCATCCTCTGTACAATCAGAGTCACTGTCGCTTTTATCTGGCACAACGAATCCATCTAGATTTCCATCATCATCCGCATCTTCTTCATCATCAGCGTCCTCATCTGAGTTGGCGTCAATCTCCTCATCTGTTTTGATGTCTGACTCGTCCGAATCGTAGTCGTCCTCTGCATAATCGTCCTCAACCTGCTCGACGGGTTCGTAGCGCACGGGGGGTCTGGGGACGCGCGATGAACGCCTGAGAGGCTCAGGTGTCTGCACGGCGTCTTGGGAAGGGGCCTTCTGCGCGACCATCTGGGTAGTCTACGAGTGATTCGTTTAAGTACTTTGGGAAGAATTGTATACCCTTGGAAATTGCGTTTTGATTTATAATAAACTCGCCCTCGTAACCGAGCTCTTTTGCAATTTGGTCTAGAGCCTCTTGGTGTTCTGAATCATCCGCCCTTCTGATTCCCATTCCAATGTCCCTGATGTCCTCGATACAGGCGTAGAGGGACGCGGCTGATTCATCAAGTTGGGTCGTTGAAGCCAATCGTTCGAACTCTTGGAGATTTGTCAAAAATCTTTCCCAGCTCTTTGGGTCCAGACCCGAGTACTTGTGGACCTTTTCTTTGTACTTCTTGAAACGTGCGACTGGGCCCATCGGAAAGGAAATCAACAAGAAAACTACAAGAAGGACTACCCACAATAGCAACGTCATTGAGTTGCTCTACTAATGATGGAGGAAGAATATGTTCCTGACCCCTGAACTCGCGGCACTCTTCGTCGAAGCATCGCTGGGACACGCGCCCTGAACGTATGGAAAACCACGAGTGATTTGACTTGTGACCCTTGTGGATTCTTTCGCAATACTTGGAGTCTGATTGGGCGAACCACCCGTCGTGATCATGACGCTGAACCTTTTTGATGCGTGTTCGCTCCTGACCTTCGAGATACTTGCGTATATATTCCTCGAGTGGGCCGTTATTCTCAAGAACCTCGTCGTTCCTGGGTTCTTCATCGGTGCGCACGGCAAAGAGAGCGAGTAGATTCACATCTGGCTCCTTTGAAAATCCGTTGCCATTGAGATCCTTCCATGGAACGTACGGATCGCCTGTAGGTTTCTTGTGGGACCAGAGCATCCGAAGTCCCGATCCACCGTAGACGGACGCGTCGATGATGCGATCCCATTCAAACGAAAAGTCTTCTGTTAATTTTAAGATAATTTTAGATCTGTATTGAAGAGCCTGATTTCTGGTGACAATCAGGTCGGGCCAATGAATATGAACACCCGATTTGATGAGGCCCTCTGCGACGGGTCTGGGCCTGGCTCGAGAGATGAGGCACCTGGAATGGGTTTCGAGGGCTTGATGAATTATTGTACAAAATTGAAAAAGATCTTCATCCTTCAGTTTCTCTTGAGCCTTGTAGTCTAGGTCCACGAAAAACTTGAACAGGTCAGTCTTTTGTTCAACCACGTACAATTTCGTTCCTAATTTAATCGCATCCACATAGGATTGGTAAAATTCCTGGGTCTCCTCTGTGGGTACGAACAGAATCCCACCATCCATGAGGACGTGAGTGGCGTGTCCGTTTGGGACGCGCCATCTTTCGATTGACATTATCAATTTAGAGACTAAATTCTCTAAGAGTCTTCCTCGTCGCTATCTGCCAAGAGCCAAGACCAGAAAGGTCTGGGACCCTTGGGTTTTTTGGGGGGCTCTGTTACCTGCGGGGTTGTCTCGACCTGCGGCCGAGACTCCTGTTCCTGCTCAAGTTTTTCAATTTCATAACACAATTTGCGAAGGGTCATACCCTCCGCGAGTTGAGCTGGATCTTCACCCTGACCACGCATGGTCGCCAAGATGGTGGCAAATTCTGTTTTGGATCGGGTCATCCTATGGTAAGTGCGTAGCACTTATTTGGTCGCGCGTAGCGCGGCGCGGCTTCCTACGGAACTGGGGTGCTAAACACGGAGGTTGAAAGGCGTCTTGGTCTGAGTCAACGCCTGCTGGAACTCTGGGTTGTCCAAGACGTGTTGACGTATCATTGGCCATAGGTTTGGCAATTTTGAGATGAAATCCAAATTCTCAAACTTGCAATCGTCATTCTCGTCGTAATTTTTGCGGAAAGGAACTATGTTTGTGTCCATCTTGGTCATTTCCTCATTGAATCTTTTGATTATATGGCGCTGCTCTATAGCCGTCATTTGCATGTTGAATACATAGACGTGGTAATGATTCAGGACATCCACGCCATCCTCCACGTCCCTGGGCTCTGGCGTGTCCGTCAAAAACTTGAAGTAGGAGTATGAGCCCCTCTTCAGGTTTATGATTCCTCGTGTTTCTTCTTCGAGTTCACGAACGGCACACCGAAGTGGGTTGTAAATCTCGCGTCGGCGACACCCGCCTGTGACAAAAGTCCATTCACGGTATCTTCTGTCGTGCACGATGAGAAAGTGGGGAACTTCATTCACTATGCTTACGGGT